CCATAATAAACATCTCCTACTTTCGTTGCCATTTTCGCACCTGTGAATTCCATACATGGCTCTTGTGTTGGTGCGTTTTCTTCGACAACATCACCCTCAGCATGTATTTCACCCATTTGAGGTTCCAGTTCACCAATTTGTGCACCAAAACCAACTGGCTCCACTTGATACCGTGATAACAAATTTGTTGGTTCACGGAATGTCAAATCCTTTCCACCCTTGATGTACACATTAACTTGTACATCATTGTTAGCTAGACTACTTGGTGTTGTCAACTCATTGAGAACATATACAGACAGTGTTCCATTAAACAATGTATCACTGATAGCAGTGTATCTGGTTGTGCTGTACACTTCTGTTGTCGCATCTAAACCTGGCGCTGGCATCTCCATAAATGTCTGCACTTGATTCATTGGAATGGATATTGTACAATCAGTTTGATGTCTCAAATCGATCACTTTCGAATAAGAAGTCAAATACTGATCATGTGTACCACCAGCAGTGTCAGATGCATAGTTTGGATCATACACAATACGCAATTTACCATTGTGCATTTTGGAACAAACTACTTGCAACCTATACTCCAAAGAACCACTCCATGAATTAAATGGTAGTGCTGCAAAACCTGTAGATGTTAGTGAAATGATTCCACCAGTGTCACGCCATACCATAGGATTCACACGAACATTAAACAAGAATGTCTCTGGTCCAGACGCAATGGGCCAATCGAATGTTGTAAACCATGATTCATGACTCACAATATTCTGTATGGATAATGGATCAACTGATGCATCCATTCCACTCAAACGTGGATCTATTGACATCTCTTGCTTATCATCAACTGTTAATCGACTACTTCGATCAGGCACAGTCGTCAATGCAAAAGATGATGTTGCCTCTGGTTTCAATGGATCGACATCCTTTGTTTGAGGTGGTCTGCTCATACCAAACAATTTTGCCATGCTTGCCACTCCAGTAGCCATCGCTGCTGTAGCATCCGCATATGGAGCAATATATGGTACTTTGCCTAATTTGGCTGCCATGCCAGCAACTTTTGTTGCAGGTCCTGAAATGGTGCCACTAGCATTAGCTTCATCAATCTCTCCCATTTGTGGGACAATCGCCGATGAATCAACACTAGTAACACCAGCCAATTCAACATCCTTCAACCATGCAAAAGTGGTAACTGTCACATCATCTGTGCCATTGTTAGCATGTTTCAAAACATTCAAAGTACGCAAATAAACGTTTCCAAGATTTATCCATTCTCTTTTAGTGATATTTAAGTAATCTCTATGATAAAAGAATGGCATTTCAAGATAACCACCTGATGAATCTGATGGATCTATGAACACCTTAGGCAAATTTGTCATTCTCACCAATGCATCCTGTACTAACGGACTGTACTGGGACACATTATCATACCGATGCAAAGGCTGATATGCCGCGATAGCACGCCCATAATGAAATGGTGTGCCACTAACAATAACCTTGAAACACAGCGTTGCTCGCATCAGCTTAAAATTATTGATACGATTAACTATAACAGGATTTGAAAGATAATCGTCCCATGGATTGATATCCGCAAACAATGTTCCTCCAACTTGCCACTTGTAAGCATTAAGTTTCAGGGGTCGCGAAAAGAAATTCTCATACCTCGCGTATACTTCATCACGTGCTTGACGAATCTCATCGACAGCAGATGGTATTATAACAGAATGACCTTCACGATCATCAGCAAACATCATCTGTTGTTCACGTGTTTGTACCTTGGCATCACCAACAATCATTGGTTGATCCAAAACACCCATGTGAGCTTCCAAATTGGCAAACCTTGGTGGCAATAAAATACTGGTATTAGCTTCACTGCGAACATTACAAGCAGGATAAAACAAACCTGACCCATCAGTATCCATGGACCAAACGACAGACTTAGCTACCTCATCCGACAATTCTGGAATAAGATCTGCTATTACCCTAGTAAAGAAGCGTCCATGATTTTCGAATTCACCATGGAAATTACCAATACTTATACGACTCTTAAGCAATGACGTGATAGTTGAACTCAATTCCATGTCAAGGAACTGAAGCGTTTTCTCTCGTAATTGCCAAAAATACGCACGAAAAGCGTCACACCAACCTGTGGTATGAAACTCATAGTAATGCATTAAATGATCCAAATGTAAAACCCTATAACGTCCAAAAACGCCAGAGGGTCTCCCACTGATCACGTAATACTTACCTTCAAAACAGATGACATCAATTGGTTCGCCAGCTACAAAAGCTTTATTGCGACCCGCATATATGTCATATTTCATTTCAACATTTACACTCGAATCCGAAATGGAAAAATCCGAGCTACTTTCTTGATTTGTGTTTCCGAGTCATTTATCGAACTGTGCTTAAACTCATACACACAGTTAGGGTCCCCTTTAAGATATATAAATCTCAAAATATTTCGCAAAGCCTCTACAGATAAATCGGGTCGTCGATCTGCATGGTAACCAAATACGAAATAGTTTACTTCAACTGTACGCTGGAACCCCAGGAAACTACCGGGGTGGCATTTAAGGCTGCTCCGCACCTGAGTATGACTTTCTCCATTTTCCAACCATATCGTCATAAGTACAATCCAGCATTGTACACATATGGTGAATTCCTGCCTTTCGCGCAACTTGAATCATTTCTTTGCGCCGCTTTTCGTAAACATCTTCACCGTGGCTAAACCACTCACGCAAAGATCCATCAATATTCATTGCACAACATTCATTCTCCGTTAACGGGTGACCCTGCGGATATAAATGCATATGTAATGATTTAAAAATGGACTTGTCAACTAAAGCGCCCAGATGCACACCCAATTTTGGATGATGCACTGATTTGCGTTTCAAAAATTCAAATTCTTCAAATGGCAAGAAGTCAGTCAATTTACTACCTTTATCTGGCATGGTATAAATCTGACCGTACTGCCCCAAAAATTCGGACAAATTTTTAATAGTAAAATTGTGCTCATCAGGATGAACAGATCCAATGTTATCATCACCATATGTGATAACATTGATTCGTTCCCTAAATGGTGGTGGATTCTCACGTCCGTTGTAATAATAACAACGCATGCCCAAACTACCAACGATCCCGTTCAAAACGACTGTCAATGAATTCCCACTAATGTGAGATCCTCTTGTTAGTCCAATCAAAACACCATCGTAAGCGATAACAGAATACACAATATCACCAACCATTGCACGCATAACTCTCAAATCTTCGTCCGTATAATCGCACTCTGCTGCTAAATCAATTAAGATCCGCAACGATGCGATCAACAATTGTGATGGAATCTTTTGGTCGTAACTACCATAATCTCCACCAACAATTCGTTCTTTGCCATATTTAAGGACATGCATATGCATCTCCTCCCATTCTGGACCGTGGCAGTTAATACCAACTGCACATTCAGAAACAAGAGGATTCATTTGCAATATCCTCAAAATAGGCAAATAATATTTTCTGATCAAATAAGTCAATGAAATGGCGTTCCCATAAAAGATGCGACATTTCTCTTTTGCCAAAATTTCATCCTTTTTGCAAGCTTTCGCTATCGGATAAGCGCGTACTCCTTGTTTATAACATTTCTCGCACCTATCGATCTCTTGCATAATTTCATCAGAAAATTCCCTTTCGACAAATCCATCATCTCCCACCTTATCCAAACTTAGAAAATTTCGTTTCTTACCAGATAAAGGAAATCCAATAGATGTATCCATTTTAATGGCATCTACAAATCTCTTTCCTGGTATTCCACAAATATTTTCTTGATTGGTCAAAGGCCTTGCATCACGCCACAAGGAACTACGCACTATATCTAGTAGCGGTTTCTTGTAATCTACAACGGCTTTAACCAATAAAGCTTGAGGAAATGGTAACGCAGGATTTGCCATGTTAGCCAAACAGGTTTGCCACCCAAACCATGCTGGCTTCTCCACAGGTCCTCTATAAATATTGGGAACCCCGCAAACTTCTTCTACAATTTCCGATATAGGTAATTTCTGAGCATCACTCTTAAAAGTAGAAGCTTGTCCGCAAGTTCCATATAATTCAATTTGAGAATCCTGTGGCATATAATGAACAGCACTAGAACGAGGTATACTTCCTTGTTCATCAAATGTGGACACACCAAGAATTTCATTTGGAAATGATTCAGCACTAGCAGTGATTATGTTACCCTCGCATTTGTCTAAAAACGAGAGTCCCTCCAAAATATGCTTGTGCAAAATCAATCCGTATGCACCTCTTGTTGTACCAGTAACACCTCCCAAATGCATACCAACAATACAATTTCCACGAGTTTGTGAAACTAAAATTGCACCACAATGTCCAAATTTAGTTGGAATTGTAATATTATAAGTTCCACCTTCATAATAAAAATCGGTTGTTTTTACTCTTTGAGGTGATGTAACTCCACAAGACTGTTCTACGTCTCCATCTTCATTGCGCCAAACCCATTGAAATGGTACGGATCGAACACGATCTAAAGGAAAATATCCTGTAAGATCCTTATACGATCCACCACTTGAAACATAACACATAACAACATCTGTATTTGGTATATGATATGATTGAGCAAAATCAATCTCAGCATAAAATTTTCCGCCATTCTGTTTTGGTAACTTCTTGCGGAATTCACACTTGAGACTCATTCCAACTCGATCAAAATAATGTTTCGGAATCAAAACTACATTAGATTTAACAAATAATGAATTAGCAAAATATTGCTTGCCATCATCACCTGTAATCTTTACATAAGTCAAATTCTTACACACTAACCTAACCAAATCATCTGATGTTGAAGTTTGCGCCTTTTTACAAATGGGCAATTGACGCTTTACCAACTCACACCAAGGATTAACCTCAGCGTCTCGTTGATTTACTTCTTCAATTGTTTTTGGTGCCAATGATCCTTGCAGCATTATAGGTTTCAATTCTTTCTTAAAAGCCTTAAGTAATCGCACAATAGCATAAACTGCTCCATACGACACACTCACTGCAATTGCGCCCTTCACCAATTTGTCTCGATATTCATCTAACATTGGTGAAATTTCATTTCGTCTGTAAGTTTGTTCAATAAAGGATTCACGAACAGATAAACGAAAAGCGGAAACGCGCAAATACAAAGCCAATATACACAAAAGGGCAAAATAAAACCAAACACTTTGATCATTAGCGTAACTCATATACAAAAAATAACATGCAAGTACACCTATCAAAACTGTAACACATAAATACCTGTAAGCTATACGTTTAACAGATTTAGAATCAATAAGCATCAATAATTGTCTCACCCTTGGATTGGTTAACCAATCCCTAGGTACTAAACAATAAATAGAATGCTTTTTCATCAATTTTCTACCATATGAACGTAATAGATTTCCAGATAATGAGTCAAAATCAGTATACAACATTCGCATATCAGACATCAAAGAAGTGCCTAAGAAGCTAACAGCGCTAGGTATATGAGTCAATTGACCAAAATGGGCATCCAATTTGTGGTGCTCCATACAATAACCAGCTAACTGACAACATCCTTCATGAGGACACTTAATCAATTCTTGTCTTCGTGCACGAGCTGTTTCAACTAAATGTTGTTGTACTGATCTGTGTTTATGAAACGTCTCAATAAGATAATTCAAAGCAACTGCAAAAGGAACTTTCACCAAATCTTGATCACGCCATGTAACAGGTTTATATTCTGCCACACGGTTTTCTTCACAAGGTTTGACTGCTGTCTCAATAGTCAATTGCCAAATATCATCAAATTGAGGTTTCTCACGTAATTGATACTCCTTAACCTTATAAGGATCAAGAGTACCATTTTCGTCTTGAAACAATGGATGAACCTCAACAGTAATGCAAATAAATCTACGCTGTACAGAATATGGATTAACCGAATACTGATAAGCGTTTAAATTCTTCGCATTTGTTGTAACAGCCAAAATTTCCGGTGAAATAAATACCTTACCTTTATCAGACAAATCAGCCTTGGCAGCGTATGCCATTTGATTATTTGCTACATCAATCAGCAAACGCAAAGGAGATTGTTCAACAAAATCTGCCTTTGTGTTGCCAACATCGTCGACAATCATAACTAATTTATCTGATGTCCAATTCGACATAAATTTATCACCAGCATTGACTGTGGCTCGCCTATTCTTACTTGAATCTAATCCGGCACTAGCTAAAAGAGCATCAACAACTTGGTCACAACATGTTGTTTTGCCCTGAGAGCTCTTACCATAAAATTCAATCGCAAAAGGAGCAGGACGAATACCACTACTAATTTGATGCAACACAAATTCCCCTCTGATAGCTACTAAACGTTGAAATTTACGATTGATCATATTATGCTCAAATGTATTTGGTTTCAATGTCTGTAATATTTTCTGAAAGGATAATTCAGTGTCTCGCATCAAATGATCAAGTTCATGCGGTTCTCGTCCCTCAATAGATCTCAAATTACCACATCGTTCAAGAGCCCACCACTCTTCAACTTTGTTAAATTTCTCATCCAATGTGCGCATTGCAGATTCTCCTGTAAATAACGGCAGAAATGACTTATCGCGAAAGCATAAATAAATACTTTCACAAAATGTACTTGCTGTTTCTACAATGGCATCAACAATATCAACACAATTGGTATGTCTGTCCAATAATCTTGGTTCCCATACAGTAAAAGTATCAATTTTAAATGTTACGGCACTAGCCTTACATAATCCAACTGATACTAAAATACCTAATAATGATGAAAAACGACGGAAGAAACCATTAGTAATGGCAATCTTCCAATTCGTCTTAATATCTCGTAATAAATCCAACCATTGATCAGATTGAGGTGATGTTTGTCCCAAATGTGGTTCAATTCTACACCCAAAAGATTCAGATAAATGATCAAAAACACTCAAAATAACAGAGCCAGACAAATGTGATTGCAAATATTGAAATACACTTGACATAACCCCCACCATATTGGATGAATTCAACATACTAACGCTGACAGCAAGTAAGGATTCAATTTCTCTAACTATAGAATCGACATTATATCCTCCAAACTTATCTTTCAAATCATTAGCCAACGATGTAAAACGTTCAAATTGATCAAGAGATTCTTCTCCTATATGAGCATCAAGCTTATACTTTTTCTTGTAAGTAGCCTTCTTCTCGGACCAATTATCACGTTGTGGTCCTCCACAACCCTCCACGTTAGTCCTCCTCGATAATTGCTGGGGCTTCCTTTGCCCAGCACTCTTCTTTGTTTTGGTCATATTCGACCGATTGTTAAATTTCTTTGATGATTTTAATTCACTGCTCATTGTTAATATAATAATCAATGAGCCAAGTGAACCAAAATCTAAAAATTTTAGATTTGATTGGTTCAACTAGCGACCCGTATTGTACTACTCCCGAAGGATTTCCCAACTATGTCTAAGAGCAAGCTCTTTCAAAACAACTAGCATACGAGTCTGTGGCTCCCCGTGACAATAAATTGTCCCGGGCCGATTGTGGGCCATACTTTATGGTGGTATAGCGCACCGTAAATAGTTATTGCAAAGTTCTGGTACTACCATATAAATTGCAAGCTTTGTTTTACCAGTAATAGTCCTACAAAGGATCTAATACGTCTGGGGATGGTTAATTACCATCATAGATCTACCAATTAAGGTTGTCATTTTCCATGGGACAGAAAATGAGCGACACTTCGTCGCATCAGTAAGGTGAGCATAAATGCTCGCACTAAATATTTCAAAATTTGGAAACAAATAGTGCTGTGGTCATACTTGACGGATTGTAAAGACCAAACATACAATCCCGAAATGGGTCAGTACAGTTTTCGAACATGTTCCAGGTTCAAGATAAAGATAGAACTCGTTGCATACGAGGAATAATGATTAAAGACAGTGCGTGACTGTCTAAAAACAACATTCACGATAAAGCCTTAGTAGCGTTCATGACGCTACTAAACCTAAAATAAGCTATACTAGCGTGCGTGACGCTAGTATACCTAACGCATGCCATGCATGTAACAAAAGAATGTCACATACACTAAGTACCTCCG